TGTGTACCAAGAGTACGAATAAGGCGAAAGAGAGGGAGGTGGTCTTGTTTTTTATTGGACTGGCATAAAAATCCAAGGTTTTTATGTAAGTTTGTGTCTCTTATCAAATAAGCGAACTACTGTCATTCCGTTTTGCTCGTGAGAGTAGGACGGGATTTTCATATCTTACCGTAATAGCGGAACCATGCACCCCATTTGCGTTCTTTCAAGTAATTCGGATTATCCTGGTTGAGTTTGGCTTCCATTTCAAATGCGCCCGCTCGATAGGCGTTTTTATTGACCTTGCCATCCCCAATCTTGTTGTCTGTAAACAGATGGTACACGAAGCTTACAAACCATTCTGCCAAATAAAGAATGTAGTAGAATAGCGGGATAAGTAACAACCACCATGCACTGACATGGAATGCCAGCAATACGGACGGGATAGCCGCTATCTCCATGCACTCGAAGAACTGTTTCTGATGTATCCGTTCATGGCGTATGGTTGCTTCGGACAGTTCTTTCAGCTTCGTAAGGATGAAGCCGAAGAGCATTATAGTTGTGTAGCCGCCAAAGAGGATGAGTTTCGCAAACCAGTTTTCATAAAATACTTTTACTCTCATAATCAAATAAGTTAAATTCAATTCTTATAATTACTTTCTTATATAATTATAGCTGTATAATTTACCATCAATTTTAAATTCAGTAAGCATCGTTGGAGCGCTCGTTTCGTTGGCAATATAACGAGGAGCACACATACCTAATAGAACAGCATAATTACCGTAATTCGTGACAGAACCGTAAACATCAGGAATTACTCGCTCATTAAGAGGACAAACTTTAAAACCGCTATCTATTCCAGCTAATACAATTCTATATTCAAAACTTTCTATATATTTTGAAAAATATAGGGCTACTTGAAAATTTTGCGGGTCTTCAAAATAAGGCAACTCAATGTATTGCTGAAGAGTAATGGGGGTTAAATTATTCTCACCAACACAAGGATAAGGATAGCCAGCATAAAAAATGGCATTGCCGATATTAAGCAAATCAATATTTTTATTTCCAACAGCAAGATTACTAATAGATGTAGCTCCAATTTTAACCATATCTAACTATCTCCATTTTTTAATATCAGGGTTTATATTTCCGCTCTAAATTCTTATCTCTCATATCAAGCATCTGTTGTAGCATACATTGTATATTCGTTTTTAGTACCGATACTATCATATTCAGATTTAGTACGTTTAACAACTCTTTGTAGATTATCGGAAGTGAGTATATCTTCTATAGAGGCAGCGCAGTCTTCATCATTGGGCATTAGTTTAAATCCCATACGCTTGGAAACAGGACCGTTATTAATATAATAACTGATATTGCATTGCAAGTTATATTCTTCAGTTTCAGGGTTGTGAAAAGAGTAAATGCTACTAAGTTCAATACAATTATCTTTGCTATTATAACTGTGAAAATAATACTTGGTGTGGTTCGCTATAATATCCTGGATTATTTCTTTCAGATTATCAACCGAACCAAAGATGGTGTTTATAAGGTCTATTGCTTCCCTGTCTTTTTCGTTTTTATTGGTAACAAGATAAGTGCCCACAGAAACGTTAATAACCTTACCATAATTGATATTATCCGCATACTTCTTCGTTGCAGGCTGATAGTCCGAGGTTGGGGTGAAACTTTCACTGTTGGTTTTGGTGAGGACGTCGGATTTTTCAGGAACTTCCGCCCAATTCCCATTTTTACGACCGTATGCCTTTCCATCAGTTGGCGCTTCTTCTATGCCGCCTATCTTCCCCTGACTTACCCATTCACCGTTCACCCATGCGTAGTAATCATAAGGGGCTTCCGTACCTACAGCCATGAACCCGTCAACTGCCGAACCGTCGGGAACAGCGGATTTCAAGGCTTCAAGGGTGGCGTATTCGCCGGCTACCTTAAATGACTTCCCAGGTTCGCCTTGTATACCTGGCTCGCCTTGTTCTCCTTTCAAAAATTCTAAAGGATAATTGACCACAGAAGCTTTACTGTTGCTTCCTGAAGGTTTAAATGCAGGCAATGATGTTACATCATCCGCTTTGTCCGCATTCGGTACTTCATTAACCCCTATGGAGTTAGCCATAAGGCGGGCAACTATTTCTTGATAATCCTGTTCTGTCCAAGCCATAATTATTCCTGTTTATCGGTTACTTCTTCCGGTTGATTGTTGATAGCACGATTGAGCGCGTCAATGAAGAAAGGTTTGCAAAAAGCATTTGCATGCTCTTGTATCAGGGACACTTCTTCATCACTATACTCTGTCTCTTCATTGGAGTTGTATATCTTCAAAGCGAGTGCATGCGATGCGATACCGTTACCGTTCCGGTATAATACATTCGCAAAATTCTCTCTACAATCTATATTTTCACAATGCTTACGGGTAATGTCCGTAGCAATCAGTAATTGTTTAAAATTTATCTTTTTCATGAGCTTGGGTATGATTTAGTTAATCTTCCATCTTTATAAAAAGAAAGTCCGCTGATGCCAAGAGACACTTGGTATCTTGAACCACTTAAATTTGAAATCATTGACAATGACCCTGCAAAAAGGGTGGTAGACGCAGTTAAGTTGCCATCACTTGCTATATTGTCTAATTTTAATCTTGGGTAAGTAACAGAAGTACCTCCGGCTCCACTATCAAGGAATGAAATTCCACCCACATCATATCCTTTTGAATTATAAAACTTTAGACTGTTTGAATTTGGGTCTATTTCTATTTTTGTACCTGACGAAGCGGTTGATATTTTGCCGACAATGCTAACATTCCCATTTTCGTCTACCACCAAAGAGTTGTTAGGAGTTCTTACATTTTTAAACACCCCGCTGTTTGCATTTATCTCTCCTTCAAAATATCCACCAATAGCCTTTATTGTCCCGTCTGCCTGAATAGACACATTCCCGTTGGCGGATATATTTCCGGTAAAGTATATATTTTTGGAAACCACGGAAATATTATCAAGTGCCACATTGATTTCTGAACCTAATCCGTCTTTTTTGACATATAATTTAAGTTCATCGGTAACCCCATTGATGTCCAGCCCCAACTGCGTTACATCTTCCTCTATTTTTGTAACAGACAATTTGAGGTTTTCCGCTGTCTGCTCAATCTGTGAGAACTTCTGATTATTACTTTCAGAAAGCTCCTTTACTTCCAACCTGATACTTTCCGCTGTCTGCTTTATTTCGGAACTCAATTTAGTATACAAATCCTCGAATGCGTTTTCGGCAAGAGCCAGCGAATGTATGTATATATCCCCCGTAAACTTCAATTCAAAGTCGCCCGTTCCGTCCCATGTGCCGGAATACTCCTTCATTGCGTATTCCTCACCTGGTTCAAGACGTTCGGTGAAATGCAGGTTCTGACCGGAAAATCCTATTGTCAGCGTTCCGGCTGTAGCTACCTTATACCGGAAAGAGATAAAGAACTTCTTCGGTTCTTCCCCTTCCTCATAGGTAGGCTTATTGGCTAAATCAGCATTTGACTGTTTAATTCCGGAAGAAAGGATACGAAGCACGTTTCTATCCCCATCTCTGATAATGGCAGCCATAGCGTCCTTACGGGAATAGAACTCCCCATTCACTAATAAGAATTTTCCGTTTACAGTAAAGAAGCGAACATCGTTCTTTGTCTCCCAACCGTTCGTATTGCTTGCAAATGCCGCATTGTACAGGTAATTATCCTTTGCCTGCACCTCGTCAAGCACTTTGGAGATTTCAGAGTAAATCAAATCTTCCAATATCTTAAACTGGGTCATAATGTTTATTCCCGTTTTCAAGATAAAGTCTCCCATGAACTTGTTGCCTTGCGGACTGATAACCGTCACTTCCTTACCAGCTAAAGAATAAGAATTTATTCCTGCATACTGGTGGATACTCGGTGCATCATCGCCATACACAGACAAGGTGATTGCGTTCTGACGCTTCTTGTCTGTGCGGTTACCGAGCTGTACAAGACTGTCGCCTTCCTGCGGTGTGCCACTGTTGGCGTCACAGTCTGTTTTGCTGAGGTCTATATAATCCTCACCAACACCTACACATAAGCGCCAATAATAACGGTTGGATACATTCTCGTAGATACCCGGCTTGATATTGAAGTCTTGAAAACGTATCTGGTCACCTTCCTTGAACGGGTTCTCGATAGCCGTCTCCCCATCATCAACCAGCAGATAGCACCGCCAAAAATCCTCGTGTTCCTCAACCTTTCCGCATTTCATTCCGGCAGCGGTGAACATGTAGTTCCCGCCTGCATAAGAGAGTTTCTTTATCTCTAGTTCGGAGAACATCGCTTTGATACGCACAAAGAGTTCGTCCACTTCAATGTAGGATTTACCCGTCTTGCTGTCTACTTTAATAACAAAGCCTTCACCGAGAGCACCGGAAGAAAAGTTCATGGACTGGATGTAGTCTGAAAACAATCCACCTAAGAACTTTATTAAAAATCCAGCTTCGTCCGGTCTGTCTTTTCTTATAAAGAACTTGGATAAAGCCTCTATATCAAGAGCCTTAAAGTAGACAATTCGGTCGGCGGAAGTCCTGATGAACAGTGCTGGGTCGGCATCTGCGACGCATATATATATTTCCCCGAGATTCAGACCTTGTAAATGCTCTTCATCACTCGGAGATAAAGCAGGGGGAGCTGCCTGATTGTTTTCATTAAGAGCATCACCAAACCATAATATTTTACTAAGCTTTTTTTTCATACCTCAACCTTATCAACATTAGTAAATGCAGCTTTTTCTGCGCTGAATTGCAACATCTCTCCATCTTTGGCGTGGTCTATCAGGAATGCAGGGAAAGAGGCGGAAGAGCCAGCTTCCGGAGAGCCGCCAATACCTGCAATATCGTTATTCTGTAATTCAAGAGCCATATTTATATGGAACAACTGGCTATCTTCAATAACTTGCGTCATTTCCGGAACAGAACTTTCCGAACGGACATATCTTGTCCCGTCAATTTCCACCATAGAAAGGCATAAAATGCGGTTTATGTGTTTTGCAAACCAATAAGGGACGCCGTTTGAATTTCCTATTGTAAGATTATATACATCATAAGGTACTGCGTATAATTCTTCTATCTCTTGCATTTGGTTGCGATATTGCTCATTATCTATTCGAGGGGAATATCCTCCAGGTTTAAATCCTGCTTCCACACGAAAATTAAATACTTGCTGAATATCATCTACCCAAAATATGTTATCAAAAGCGGAGTTATTGCTTTTATGGGAATAACGGATAAGCACAGTTTCCTCTAACAAGTCGTCAGAGGAGCATACGATAAAAGGTTCTGATGTATCTTCGTTGATTGTAACCGTATATACGGCATCCTCCAAGTCTCGAAGAATGGCGTAATACATCACTACATTGTCATTATGATTATATGTGGAAAGTGATATTGGTGTAGAATTTCCTGCGGCAAGATTGTTCAGGCTCGCTGAAACTTCCTCAGAAGCATTAGTGAATACCTGTATATGGATTTTATCAGAAGCGTGGAACTTCTGAATATAGTCCATATCAAGCCCAAACTTATCTTTTACAGGTGAGAAAAAAAGAGGGCAAACATCACCAACTTTTACCATGTCTTTTCGTCCTTTTATAGTGATGTGTAACTTCACACATCATGCGCAAATATACATACTATTTAGACCAATTCCAAATAATACATTGTAAAATAACGAGTGCCTGATAGACTTATATGAAATCTCCTCATCTATTAATCCACACTTTTGACTATCAAAGAATATTTTACCGCTTCCGGTCGTCCATAATTATAGCTTGCACTTTTTACGTAGCCTTTATAAATATGTCCGTTCCTTTCCACCCGAATGTAACCCTTCAAGTCTGACGGTATTTCCAAATCTCCGGTCTTGACGGAAAGTTCTCCTACTGTGAACAGTTTGTTTTCCAATACAATGCTCGACCTTTCGCTAACTCCATTGATTGTCACATCACTGTTACCGTCAGATGATGTAAACTCCAACGCGTTGGCAAAAGCACCTATATACCTTGCGTTTGCTTCAATCATAAGCCTTTGGGAATACATGGCATTGAACATAGTAGAAGGAGATATGACACCGGATATTATATATCCATCCCTTACAAGCTTGTATTTTTCTCCGTCAAGTGACGCTCCAACAAAGAATATATCATTATCACTGTCGCTATCAGTCGTATCTTCACCTCTTTTTTCCGCAAGAAATTCCATACCATAAGCATCGGCTCTATATGGGCTAACTAATTCCAATACGTTATCTGTCAATGTAATGCCGGTGGTGTATTCATTGGTAAAGCGGAATTCATCGCGACCATTTACACTGTCGTAATCCTGTTTGTCATACCCGACTTTTACCCCCGAATAAACCAGTCCGGCATTCACATTGTATTCCAAATCGGAAGTGCTGTCCTGCAAGTCCTTTATTTCTGTATCTTGGAATAAAGTATCACGATGAACAAATGTCACCTTCTCGTCACCGATTACAGGGACAAACCCAAATTCCGCGCTCATCCAATTGGCGAATTTGGTATAAGATGTATATATTTTGGCATTGGGAAGTCCTCGTATGCTTTCTGCCGGAACTATCATCGCCATGTCTAAACGCTCATCTACTCCGGTGGCGATTTCACCCGTTACATTGTTCTTATCAGTTATAGACCTCAGTAAACGGTTAAGCAATACTTTAGGACTGATACAATCTATTTTTACAGATTTTCCACGCTCGGAAAAACTTATATTTAACGGTGTGTCAAGACTGTTGAATTTAAAATTAACGGGAAAATTTTGATATATAGGGTCAGATTTTGCAAGTGCTATATTGAAATTAATCATCTCACCTGGAGATATTGTCAAATTCTCATCAATATCGACAGTGTATGTATTAAATGTTTGAATTGTAGCGGATTGATAATATATTTTAAGCTCTTTACTATTTTCATTATAAGAGGAAAGCCGTATATATATCGGGAAGGATACGCCTGGTCTCTGATACGTAATGAATACACTGAATTTTACTTTTATCCGTATGGTCAAATCCCTGTCAGATATATTTTTGAACAGATATTCTCCGAATAGACTTTCCGTACTTTCAAATCGGTTTTCAGCCGTATCAAAAACCTCTACAATGTCCTTTGTTGCAATTTCCGGTTGTCCTAACATATAAAAAGGAATAGTATAATAAGCATTAGGATAAGCAGTCATTACATGGGAAACATTAGGCTCCTCTGCGTCACTTGGTATAGACCATTTTATATCACTGTTCATTAACAATCTGTCATAATCCAAAGGTTGGGACTCCTTTATTTCTTTTACCGGGTATTCATACTGCGTGCCTTTCTTTGCCTTAATCAAGCTTGCGAGACTGTTGTCGACGGCATTTATTTCGCACGTCGTATCATTGTAGGAAAATGTGGAGTAGTCCAAAGCACATCTGAACTTTTCATTTAACAGCCATGAGTTATTCCGGGTATAAAACACGAGTGTTGCAGATGAGTTCAGGTAATTCGACAAATATTCTTTCAGCAATAGCGAATAAGCGCCGTTGGCAAACTCAAATTTTGTGGAAAAACTACGAACAACTCCGTCATAATCCCCTCTCTTGAAAGACATCTCTACATCGTCCCAATTAACAAGCTCATTTGTGGCGTCATATGTCATTCCGCCTATCAACAGTTCACATCTGTAATACATATCTATTTCTTTTTTGAAGTTGAACGTATCATGGCATCTATGTCATCACACATACGCCTGACCATATAGGCATATTCTTTGGCGGAGAACGTGTTTTCATCAATGTGCATTTTTACATGGGACATTAAAGAAACGCGTTCTTTGGTAAAATATTCCCTATCCATTTTTATTTTCCCTATATCAGGAGATGTTTCCTGCAATTTTGCAAGGCGGTAATTGTCGGAAGCGGAAACGCTGCTTATCCGGTTCTTTATCTTATCATGTTCGTCCTCTCTGAATTTATAACCCAAAGCAGACATGACTTCTACAGCATCACTCCAGTTTCCGGAAGAAATGAGTTCCTGACATATGGCAAGACAATTTAATCGGATTTGAATTTTCAGCACTTCATTTTTCCGGTTTATTTGAGCGGAAACAGACTTTCCCCCTATTATTGATAAGTATTCATTGCATAGCTTCTCGGCCGCCAAAGCCTTTTCCCTGATACTATATCTTCCGCCTTGAACAACCTTATCAATATCCCCCAGGAATATGTCTATAAAGCGGGAAAGGCATATTTTGTTTAAGTCATTATATATCATATCTTATACTCTGCTTGAAATCCAATTATAATCCGCGATATGGTTGGCTTTCTTCATAATCCGACCAATGTTCTGCAATTGTTTGGTATTACTTTCCATCTTTCTTTCAAGTCGGCTGTAATCGTTGTTTACATTAACAACAATCCCCTCTTCTCTCATATTCTTTAGCTTTTGTTCCAATAAACCATAATCAGAAGTAAGCCCTCTACGGTCATAGATATATGACAAATCAGGGATTACCTGCGCATGCGCCGGAAGGTCTACCAATGTCGGCTTATCAGGAGTGATAAAAAGCCCATTATTAGTCACGATACCCTCTTTCTTGCCGCCATCACCTACTATTGCCAAACCGCCGGGATGGTCTTTTGTCCCTTTGGCGTATTTGGGAATGGGCTGGGCTATTATGGTCGCCAAGCTAACTGCTCCTTGTGCTATAATTAATGGGATTATCCCAGGAGCAGCGAATGGATTAGTCCATGCTTTCATTATAGCTAAAGATGTAGCCATTATCGTTTGTATAATATTGTTAGCCTTGTCAAACTTTGCTTGCTTCTCCTGCAATGCGGCTTTTTTCTTTTCAAGCTCCGCATTTTTCTTTGCTGTTTTATCCTCCGCGGCACGTTTACGAGCTTCCGCTTCTTCGGTGGAGATTGCACCATTTTCTTCAAGTTTTTCTATTCTTTCGACTTCTCTATCATATGCTTCATCATTAGCATCTTGTTCAGCTTCCACTTCTTCCATCTTTCTTTCAAAAATAGCAGTTCCCAAATCTGCAAATCCTCCCAGTAAATCAGATATAGCTTGAATAGTTTCTGCTATTTTATCCATTTTCCTCTTGTTAACTTCAGCTGATTTATCTACTGCGTTTATTTCTGCATCCCTAACCTTTTCTGCAAGGGCAATTTCAGCTTGTGCTATCTTTTCTTTCAATTTTAATCTATCTTCTTCCGATAGACCTGGTGTATTTAGTTGTTCTTTGGCTAAATCAATGGCTAATTGTGCTTGCTTTATAGCATATTTTTCTGTTATTTCCTGCTTCTTCCTTTCATAATCTTCTTTATTTATTAAACCTTGAGAATATTGTGCAGCTGCTTCATCTAATTCTTTAGACATTGCAGCATTTATAATAACCGATTGAAAAGAATAAGATTCTTGTATTTTCTTATTCTTTTCAGAGGCGTACTTTTCTTCTAAATCTAATCGTTTTCTTTTGTACTTCTCATCAACAAGAAAAACATCTTCTCCGTTTTTTATAGCAGCATTTATAGCTTGTTCCCTTTCGTTATCGAGCAATTCCAATCTTAATCTATATTCTTCTTCGCTCCCTTTTTTTACAATGTCTAATTTATGTTCAATTTGAGACTTTTCTTTATCAAGTCCATAGGATAATTGTTTATCTTCCAAAGCTTCTTGCATTGCTTTTGCAAGATTTTCTCTGGTTGCTTGTTCTTCCTTAGAACTGCCTCTAATAGCTGCAATTCGCTTGTTATAATTCAATGATATTTTAGCAAGTTCTTTCTCTAATCCCTCATCCATTAAATCCAGTTCGGATTGTTGTAAAGCTTCACGAATGCGAATACGCTCTTTAGCGGCTTTTTCCAAAGCTTTCTTTTCTTTATCCGTTAATATTCCATTATTGCCAGCATCGGACGCGTTACTCCCTGCTAAATCAATTTTATTAAGTTGGTTTATCAATGATTCTGTAATAGACGATATTGCTTTTTTACCGGCAGCGGCTTTAGTTGCAACATCAATTTCCTCCTTAATAACACTATTTGTTCTTTTCCATGAAGTTAGAATAGTAAAAAAACCTCTATTTTTTAATTCATCTTCCAATTTATTGCGGTTGGCAATAGCTAATTGATAATCAGTATTTTCAAACTCAAGTCTTGATTTCAAAGTTTCAATGTATTCTTCTTTAGCTTTTATGGCGGCTTCATCGGCTTTCATACCAGATTGTACATATTCTTGATACAAATTTTGCATGTTTCTTGCATTCTTTTCAAGAATATTGGATTTAGCCATTTCATTTTGAGCCATAGCAACTGCTCTATTGTTATAATCATCTTGTAGCTGATTGGCGTCCTTTAATTGATTAGCTACATTCCTAATACCTCTTGCAAAAAAATCAATAACATTCTTTGCTGGCCCAGTGGATTTTTTGAAAGATAACATAAATGCTTCCCATGCCGAAGACAATCCAAGAATTGCTCCTTGTACATTATCCCCCATAGTATTTGCCATGTTCCCAAGTTCTTCTTCAACTCCTGTTATCTGTTCTCTTAAAGGGATAAGCGCATCAATATTAGTAAGCAATGTATTGAATTGAGCCACACTTCTTTTATCAGTGAGTTCAAGCGTAGTATTTAAATCCACACCTTGCTCTTTTAACTTCTTCAACCCATTCACAAGTTCAGGCAATGTTTTTACCGCTCCACCTAATGATTTAGCCAATAGTCCATTACTATCAGCAAGATTAAGGAATATATTTCTTAAAGCTGTCGCGGCCATAGACGCATCAAATCCAGAGTCTGCCAATTTCCCTAATAAGGCTAAAGTATCTTCTATCTGAAAATTGAAAGCTTTTGCCACTGGACCCACAATAGGCATCGCTGTTTGCAAATAAGAAAAAGACAAAGCGCTCTTGGTTGTAGCAACAGCCATTGCAGATACATATCGTTCCGTTTCTGATGTGTCTGCATTAAACATTCTAAGTGCAGCACCTGCAAGAGCTGCTGCTTCTGGCAACTCTGCGCCAGTAGCTTGGGCAAATTTTAAAATACCCTCCGTTGATTGCAGAATTTCATTTTTAGAAAATCCCAATTTAGCCAGTTCTATTTGTAAGGCAGTAGCTTGTGATGCTGTATATTTAGTTGCCGCACCTAATCGTTGAGCATCAGTTGTCAAGTCTTTTATATTTTTAGATGTAGTACCTAAAATTGCTGCTAATTTGCTATTTGCAGCTTCAAAATCAACAATAGATTGAGCACCTGACTTAAATAAACCTATGAGCTTTTGAAACCCACTGATAACAGCTTGTGCTCCAACCATTCCCTTTACCATAGAACCTACCCCAATTCTAACTTCATTGAGTCCGCCTGCTACATTTGACCTTAAGATATTTCCATATCCTTTGGCGACAATTCCTAAATTTTTAAACGTCTTATTTCCGTTTTGTAATTCGACTATTGCAGCCTTTATTTCGTTCTTATATGCCCCAATAGCCATCTTTTGCTTAGTATATGAATCAGTATTTCTGCGTATATACTCTGTATTCTTAGCTATCTGATTATTTAATTGCTGACGCACTTTGTTGTCTTTATCTTCTGCATCAGTAACTTGGGAAACTGCAATGCGAAGCAGTTTATTTTGCTCTTTTGCCTCATTAATAGAATGAACCTCTTTATTTGTCAAAGCAATAGCTTCTTGCGTGGTAATTTTAAGTTTCTTCTTTTCTTGATTAAGCATCTTTTGCTGCTTTAATCTTTCCGTTTCTACTTTAGCCGCTTTTAACTCTGCTTGCGCATTTAAATCATTTGCTTTAGCCTGCTCCAAAGCTTCTTTTGTGGCTTTTTGGGTCTCCTCTGCAATGTTTTTTAAAAGAGCCTTATATTCATTTTGGATGTTAGCAAGTTCTTTCTCTGTTGTAATTAACTTTTTTTGAATCTCTTCAAATAATCTTGCCTTATTAGTCAAGTCGTCATAATTAGAAACCGGAATACTATAAGATTTAGCCAGTTCTTTCCCTAACTCCGCATATGCTTTTTTAACTTCCGTAAATTTATTAGTCAGGCTGGTTAGTTGATTTAAAGCTTTATCGCTTACTACATCGGTAATTACAAACTCGTTTGCCATAAGTCCTAATTTTGAGTGCCATGCAACATCACATGGTGATACAAAGATATTGAATTATTTAGAATTTTCTAAATAAGAAAGGCAAAAATGAAAACCAGAAAAAGGAAGAGAAAAAGAAAAAGCCAAACTTAGTGTCTGGCTTTATTATTTATAAACTGTTTAAATAAGCAGTTGAGAGGAAATGCATATACAGTTTGTTATATTTTCATTCTTCTTTCATTTTTGATAAGAAAAAATCTAAATCTTTTTTTTTCATGGTTAAATACCCATTACTTTTTTTGTCTTGAACAAATATCACTGTACTTCCAAGCACTTTTGATAAACTTACTTCAACATTATTTATTTCATCGGATACATTTTCTCCTTTATAAGTATTGTATAATTTTATGGCTCCTTCAAAAAAAGAAATCACATCTTCTTTCTTGCCATACAAAGGAGATACAATATCTATAATTCTACTATATTCCGAATTTTGCCCCATGAGGAAATATATAGGTTCTCCCCCGTCTACAATTGTTTTATTGATAAATATATTTCCTTTTTTTGCAATTTTTTTTCTAATAGTTTGTGAATTTCCCAAAATGGGAATAAACATTAAAATGGTCAGTAAAAATAATATTTTTTTCATGATGTATATATAAATTAATGATTATATTTATGTTGCCAACAATATAAACTACCTTTTTCAGCTTTTCTTTTACATCTTGTTCCTTTTTTGGTTATAGCAATACATCTCTCCGAAATCCCTTCATTTGTGTTATTATTCCCATTATAATATTTATTCCAAAATTCATATACTGTTCCATTATTTTGATATATCCAAAAACTTTTTCCGTTTAAAATTTCTCCAAAAAGTTCTCCATTATCATACCTAACTTTATCTCCTTCAATATATCCACAGACAGAAACGCTCTCATTTGAATTTTTATCTACTCGCATTTCTATTTTTACAACTCCTTCATTGTTTATAATTTCACATCCTCCTTTCGCATCTGGGAAAAAATTAGATTCGTCAAAACAGCTTCTTAATTCGTAATCCCCAACAAATTGCGATGCATCTATTTTTTCTTTAGAAGAAGAACAAGCCGCTAATAAAAATATAATAAGTGTAAATATCGTATTTTTCATATAAATATTTTTAGGTTTTGTTTAAAAAGCCAGACATTACATCTGGCTTTATTATTTGATAATAATCTTAAGAATACAATTAGTATATCACTGCATTTCCACTGATTATATATACCGGTAAATTAGACCTACCCTTTTCTATTTTTTCAATACTAAACGAAATAATCCCATTTGCGCCCATCTCTTTGGCTTTATTAACTGCGGATGAAATCATTCTTTCATAAGTAGGGACATAATATTTTCCAATAGATATGCTTCTTTTTTCATGCACATAGTTTCTATCTTCTTTTTTTACTTTATTTCCTGAATGAAACTCCAAATATATTGGACCTACGGGAGTAAAATCCTTATTCCCAATTTCAGTAGGATTAATTACAAAGTTAGGGTCTTTGACATATTCTCTATAATCAAGGGAATATCCTATTTCATAATAAGTGCTCTTACATGATGTTACTGATAGCAAAATCAGAAACAAAAATAATAGTTTTTTCATAAGCCTTTAAATGTTATCAGATTTTTTTATGTTACATAAAAGATATTTGTTTTAAGTTTTGTTTGCAAAGTAATTCCTAATAAATCATTTTGACAATATTTTTAACGGAAATCTTTGTAATTTAGACTGATTATAAATAGTTTATCACTTCTTTTTCCCAAATAGTTCAGAGTGGCTTCCAAGCCTAAGGACTTCAATAACATCGCTCCCCTCATCAAACCATATAAGGAGAAAATCTCCTTCGATATGGCATTCCATGCAATCCTTGTACTCACCAATCAGGACATGAGCCTTATATTTCTCCGGAAGTTCTATTTCATTCTCCAACATACGAAACACTTCCAGTAACTTGCTCAATTTGGATGGGTTGTTCCGGTATCGCTTAAAATCTTTTTTATACTGTGTCGAATAGTGCAACTGCTTCATCTACTCACAAGATTTTATAAAGGCTTCCATACTACTGGTATCAATAACCCCGGCATATTTACCGGAACGCGCCTCGTTTATGGCTGCAACCGTCTCTTCATTAGGTTCTGAATACATTGCATCCATTAAGGTGCTTTCTACAAAATTATTCAAACTCCTGTTCGCTTTTTTGGCATGTTCCTGCAAGATTTGCAATAAATCCTCACGCAAGCGGAACGAAGTTTGTTTTCTTACTACTGCTTCCATATTATTATTTGTATTACATTGTATTATATTGTACAGCAAATATAATACAATATTTTGGGCGACCAATCAAAAATAAGAAAAAAGTAATCCAAATAATTAATTTTCTAATAAGAGGTTTGCTATTTCAAAGATAAGGGCTATCTTTGCGGTGCTACACTTTTATATACATATTCGGATTGGGGATTTTTTGTGCCCGATATTAAACTACTGCCTACAATATTAGCAGAGGTTTCTCCGTACATATTTGCCCCAAAGCCGATATGGAAGTGTAGCAACTTGGAGAAACTCTCTGCTTTCTTTATTTATTAACTTTTAATTTTCATTGTTTATGCTACACTTGAATGAAAATCAAATCTTCCAATACAACGGAAGTCCTATTACCTTTCTGAAAGGAGATAGTGTTATGGTGAATGCAACCGAAATGGCTAAACCGTTCGGGAAACGTTGTAATGACTTTTTGTCAACAAAACAGACAAATGAGTTAATTAGCTCATTATCAGCCAAAACGGGAATTCCCGCAACGGACTTAGTTACTGTAAATCAAGGAGGTAACAATCAAGGCACATGGTTACATGAGGATTTGGCATTAATCTTCGCTCAATGGCTTTCTCCTGATTTCTATTTATGGTGCAATGACCGCATCAAAGAACTTCTTCAATACGGCATGACCGCCACTCAGCCAACTTTGGAACAAATGATAAACAACCCCGACCTTGTTATCAGCCTTGCCACACAATTAAAGAACGAACGTGAGGAAAAGGCAAGATTAGAACAAGAGAAGAAGCGTCTTGAAGATAAAACTGCCAGACAGGAACCTTTGGTGTCATTCGCCCAAGCCGCTTTCAAAGCAGAGGGCAAAGTAGACATAGGTCAAGCCGCAAAGATACTCAATCTCGGTTTTGGGAGAAACACCCTTTTCGGGAAGCTAAGGGATGCGGGCATATTCTTCAAAGACAGGAACGAACCGAAACAAAAGTATATTGACGCAGGCTACTTTGAAATGACGCTGTTGCCGCCAATACGCAGAGACAACCACCCTGACATATTATGCCAAAAGGTGTTTTGCAAACCAAAAGGTCTTGCCTACATCAACCATCTATTTGGCGGAAAGCCTTCTGATGGGAAAATAGCAAAAATCAAATAGCATTGAAGCATAAACATTTACAGGTACGGAGTAATGACGTACAGCTATAACTATACCCAAAAACATATTGCCACGTAACCAAGCATAGATGCACGTTGAGGTTTCGACCAACGTTCACGTTATGATACCCCGTCAGCAATACGGCTGGCGGGCAGATGGCAGGAATAACGACTAAAACAAATATTCATCTATTATGGAAATCAGCACAGCAATGATGCAACACATCCTCCGATTGACGGAAGGATATACGGATTTATTGAACGAACTTAAGGAAGTCAAGGCGGAACTTGCAGAACTCAAAGGAGAAAAGCCCAAGAAGCCGACAATTCATGAAACCAAATACCCACACATGAGTATAATAACCAGGAAATGATTGTATAAGGCGGGATAACTCCCGCCTTTGTTCCGTTTTTAATATTTTTCAATTTAAAGGCAGAAAAATTACGGGGGTTATACAAAAAACAGTGTTCTTTTTTTAATATCAGAACCAAACATATTCAATCAGTTTCCCGTTGAACATTTCGCCTCTCGGGCAAAAATTGAAAACCCCGTCTTTCTCATAAAGGATATATACTTTCCCCTCCATCTTTGCGGCTTTTCTTGCAAGCGAACGCATCTTGGCTATATCTGCCATTCTCTTTTTGTTTTCACACGCACATCCCATTATAAACCGAATTTTCTAAAATAATCCGCAATGCCTTGCTTTATATGCCTTTCCATGAATGCCTTTCTTGCATAAGAACCGACCTTGTAAATCGCCTGTCCGTATTTCTTTTCTATATCACCGCTAAAGCTTATCCCCACACTTTCAATCCTTAGCCCCTTATCTATCGGTACGGCTGTAATAGAATCGTGAAATTCACCCGTAATTATCAGGTTTGGCGTCCCTTTAGAACTTACCGGAGCGTTTATCAGCGAAGAATACATAAGCGGGGCTACCCTTTGCTTGAAAGCAGCATAGCCTTTGGCGTTCTTATACCAATACCCCGCTTCTTTGGTATTGAAATACGGGTCATTAAGGTAAGTAGGGCGTAATGGTTTATCATTTCCGTTAATACCTGACCATAGTTGTTCTACAATATATTGGGAAACTTCTTCTCTGTTTTTTACCATAATATCCCGTATCATCGGTTCAAATCCGGTAGCAAACCGTCTGAAATTTTCTTCTGCTTCAATAATGTTAGCCATAGTCAAGACAATTTAGGGGCGAATGAACGCCCCTAATTAAACGATACCACCATCATAATATACAATCATCTTTTTTCTGTCTTGCCGCACCGGAAGATGCTATATCATCGTAGATGGACGAAAGGGTTTTCTCCCTTTCTTCGGGCGGTCGGTCAAGAAAAAACACATTCTTATGTGTGTTTATGAAGTCCCTCTTCTTCATATTTCTCACCCTCTCTTCATTGAATGTTACACCTTCTACTATCATGTCCAAGCCTCAATACCTGTAATTCCGACTTCTTGCAATACAGAGGGAGATGCAAGGGTAACGGGGCCCTCGCCAACGGTAGTAATGACCCCGTTAGCATAAGAAGCACTTGTCGCCCCGTCCAACGCTTTTTCTGCATTCTTTGCCAGTAATTCACCGTAATACTCCGTAATATCCAAATTTCCGAAGTGCTCAATCAATTTGTACTTGTTTGATTCTGTTGATACCAAATCAACATATACCAATCCTTTCAATGCGTCAACGACATCAAAATCATAAGCTCTCACATCCGCGTTCTTAATATACTTTTCGTAATCCTTGAACATGGTTGCGATAGTCAAGTTGGCTTCTGTGCCGGAAGAATCCCAGTCCTGACCGCCCGGATAAACGCCGGACAATGGAATGCCCGCCAAATCTTTCGTACCGTCATTCATTCCGTAAATGACGTTGTTCTCATCTACAAAATAAGCATCAAATGCCACATTCTTTGCCACCATGATGTTTGCTTTCAAGCTGGCATCGTAGTCCTGCAAAGTCCATACATCATTTTTAGCTGAATAACTTGTGATTTTAGTAGGACCGTATCCCGTAGCAGAAGTTTGCGCCTCTCCACCGGAAGGTGCATATTCCACAATCGTTTTGATAGGGAATATTCTTCCCGGACGGTCTGCATGGCAAGCCTTTTCAAAGGCTTCCGCTGTTTTCTCTGTAGGTATCTTATGACCGTGAATAGTCAGTATGATAGCTTTTATTTTACCGGGGTCAAGCACACACACGGAACTACCTGTATTAAAAGTTGCAACGCCCGGACACTTTCTATAATCTGTTGCCATAACATTTTACTTCTTTAATGGTTAAATTTACATTTTTCATCTCGATAGCATCAATAAAATCACTGAATGGCTTCCCGTCTTCTCCTATTACCCCAACCCTGCCATATCTGTAGTTTTCAATGTAGGAATGTGGAACCACATCATTGTAACTACGGACAATGTTTATGTCTTTCTTGATTTCATCCAAGAAAAGATTGTATATAGGTCGCAATACCTGCTCAAAGGAAGTCTTTTGCCGGTCTTCATTCGAATACCCTTTCAAAGTGTTTACCATAATAATAAACTCCAGGCTAACCTCAGTCTCGGCAGAACTTCTATCTTCCGTGAACGGAGAATAAAGACATATTATAGGAAACTTCAATTTACTTGTCTTGGGACTTTTACCCCATAAAGTTAATTGATTGCTTATGTAGGCCCAGTCTCCGAATAAAAACGACACATTGCTTCCGTATCTTTCCGATACCTTTTTTACAATGTCCGCAAATATATCATTTACCGGCTTCATATTCCCATACAGTTTATTTTACGTAACATACATGGATTGAAACATACACCAGCATATTCCTTTCCTTGCAAAAGTTTATAAACACGCTTGTTCATATTTACCATATCATTCCATGCCCTAATTTGCAAAACTTGTGGAGAAACAGCATCTCCATCGGCAGAAGTTACTGTTCCCACATTTGTTACGCTGTAATTACCGTCCGCTATATACTTGAAAAATATATAGCAAGCAATAGGGCTGTATTTTTCTGATAAAATAGCAAGCAGCCTATCCCATTTATCATCAACGCTATCTTCTTTTGAATCTTCTTTTAAGTTAAGATAATCGGTAAAAGCCTTACACATATCCTCACCAAGTATACGAATCAAATATTCCTGTTCATATACGGAAATATATGATTCTATTTTGCCCAACTCCGCATCTCTTGTTATAGAGGGAGCGCCAGTGTCAGGATTTATCCCGACACTCAGCAACCCGGTGAAAGATTCGTAGTCAATTATCATACCGTATCTTTTTTCGCAGATTTACGTTTAGTGAACAACTCCTCGCAACCCAACGCTCTGGCATCATTAATCAGTTCGTTTGTCGCTTCAATTTTACCCTCGGCATAAAACTTGCTCGCAAGAGCCATTCCGACTGAAACTTCATCGCCTGTTTTATACTTCACACCATCCTTGACAAATGTTACGTTATAACGCTTAGTCAGGTTTATTCTATATTCTTTTCCCATAATTATTCTCCTTATGCTTCTTGAGTGATACCTTCTATTACAGTAGAGAATGTGTCCTTTACAAATGCGGTCTTATATTGCGACTTGATATAACACATCAGCCTCTTCTCTGCGATTACAGTCACGATATTCTTGCGGAAATCGTCATTCTCCCATCCTAAGGTAATAGACAATACCCACAAGTCACGAATATTCAAGTATGAGAAATCACCCATGATGAAATCTCCTTGTCTTACTGCTGTGGTCGTTTCTACACGCAATCCCTGAATCAATTCATCTCCATATCGGAATGGGCGGAGATATTGACCGTTAGCATCCTTAGCCAACTGCATGGACGCGTAATCCAATGGGTTCATCAGTACAAGGTTCGGACGATAAGCCATTTCGCTGGTGGATACAATTTGCGAATATGCAGCCACAAGAGCATCAAACATATTTGGCTTCTCAACATAGAAAGTAGAGAGAGAGAATGCCGGCATATCCGATGCAACGCCTTTTATTTCTCCACTAGAGCCATTGCCTGACAAAATTCCCTGCTCTTCTTTGATTCCAAGTTTATTTACCATTTCCGTTTCAACTTCATTGACGAAGCTGGGAAAATCCGACAGCGTTTCCTCTGTAAATTTAGCAGCAATAGCCACTTTGGCAGCGGTTATTGTTTTTTCTGTCAATGTCGCATCCATCAAAGGCTTTAGCCCACCTTCAGGAACCCATGCAGCATCTCCGTCCTTGCTTGTATATTCCGCATAAACCAAAGCCCTATTATTTGTGCTTGATACATTTGCATATTTTCTAATGACGGTTTGCGCTCTCGGATTGACTGATAAATTTGGGTCAACCTCAAGTCCGTAATGCGGAGCAAGGGACCCGGAAGTAATAGTTGCAGCGTCTTTCTTTTCCAGCACAAGATTTAATCCCAACTTATTGCCGGGAGCCGACTGACAAGCCGATTTCAAATCAAGAGACATAACGCCCTTCTTGTCCGCAGCAATATACTCCTTGAGCTGTTCGTGTAGCTGCTCATAAACAGATTTAATCTTTACCTCCCCATTTTTACCTACTTCGGTAGAAGCCTTTACACGTAAAATGGCATTCTCCAATTCATTAACCTTCTCCTCAAAAGTCTTTTTGTCAATGCCGGCAAAATCCTTTTCCTTGATGTCATTTATGGAATCAGCGGCATCCTTTATGGATTTACGCAAATCTTCCAATTTCACTTCATCCGCAAGATAGCCTTTCACTTGTTTTTCAAAGGCTTCTCCCATTTTTTCGTCCAAAGATTCAAAAAACTTCTTGTTTTCTTCGGACAAGCCGGATGTGTCCATAAGTTCTAAAAATCCTAATTTCATACCGATTTTAGTTTTAATAAATTACATAATGATTTTTCTTCCGTTTTGCCATTACTGCCGGCTTCCATCCCTTTGGGTGGAGCAGGTATAACACCGTCCGGCCTAAAAGATGCAAGTGACATTGCTTTGGCTATAATTTTTTGCAAACGCTGTTGCTTGGTTGTACTCATATTTTTACATAACAAGGAAATTTCACCGCTTAAATCCTTATAAGCGTTTTCGTAGTCTTCAATTGACTTCAACCCCAAATACTCGGTTTCTCCATTACAGCCAATTGATACCACCGATATTTCATACAGCTTAACCTCTCTAACAATCAGGGCTTCTTTTTCGTAATCCCATTCGCAATTCTCCCATACATATTCATAGCCAATAGAGAATTGATTAAGCGTGCCTGACTCAAGTTGTTTTATGGCCCTATCTCCAAGTTCAATCTCATCAATGCGCGCCTCAAAATAAAGCCCTCTATCATTTTCTTTCAATTCTGTAATAAATCCCAAAGGCTCTGACATGTCGTGCATCCAAAGGAGTATAATTTTGTCATTTGCCTGGCTTTGCGGCCCTCTTTCATTGATACTTTTTGAAAAGCAACCTTTCAATAGAATATCATGAGCCTTATCCATGTTTCCGAATACAGCAGCGTATCCGCTGATAGTCCGGCTTTCGGGGCTATATTGGACATCCTTCGAGTTTATGGAGAACAATTTATACTGCATCCCCATCTTATCTTTGTATTTATTTGTCATTGTTTCCATTTTCCTTACTGTTATTGACGTTATTTTCAACAGATGCACTGCTTGCTGCATTGCTATCAAAATCTCCTTTTGGATTATCCGGGTCAATATCTATGTATCTTGCAACTTCTATACGTGCCTCATCATGTGTTATCAAAGACTTATCTATCAATCTCTGTAAGGCATCAGCAACTTTAACCAATGTATTGGCTTCTGTCTCCTTATTGGTTTGAAGGCATTCAACATCTGTAAAATCAATCTTAATAAAAACACCTTCCGGACATATGGCTTTTGAAAGACATTCTGCTATCTTTCGGCTATCTGGAATGATTACGTCCTGATAAGCCTTTTTCCCAGCACTTTCAAGGTTGTCGTATTTGGCATCCGTAAAAAGATTGGCATTTATGCCCATTGCATTGGCAATCTTATCTGTACACCTCTTATCCTCTTCATGAAGTTTTAATTCATCAGCATTAAAATCAAGAGGAAGCCATCCTAATTTGTAACGTGTCACCAAAATGGGATATTCCTTGTTTACTAAGCCATAATCACGTTTAAATCTGTCCTTTATATCCTTTTCATCTTCCGAGGAAAGGGCAACATTTCCCATCTGGTCAGTATAATCATTATAGAGCACGCCTTTAGGACCACCATTTACAAGCAATGTATGGCTTGCAGACATAGAAGCTACCCAGTTTGATATAGGCTGGGAAAGGCTATCTGAAACGGACTCAAATTTGACATCAGCAGTCGCACCGCTATTTATTACTATATTGCTGTCATATATTACAAGATATTCATAGTCCTCCAACTCTAATCGAGTTCCGTTACAGTCTATATATACACTTGATATAATATTTTTCAGTTCGTATTGGCGAAACACCTTACCGGTTCCTTCCATATGGAAAATCTCAGGTGGAATTATCCACATTGCCTTAGGAGTGCTTGTTTTTGTCGCTCTAACAAGAACAATTGGACAATAGCCGAATACCTTAAGACATATTTCAATTTGCTTTACAAATGAAGAGAATGTTTGCAGCGGATTGGGAGCGTTGAGTATATTACGTATATCGGCAAATGTCCTTTTTTCATTTCCATCCTTATCTACCACATAAGGAATACCACGGGACATCATAGAACCGATTTTATCAACTACAGTGAAGAAAGGCGTACAGGAAACAAGCGCTCCGGCTTTATCCAAATTGTCAGTCATGTCATAATATACTTTCCATTTGGAACGCCTTCCAAACAAATCGGACAAAAACCAGTAGTTTCCTGCTGCATCTCTTTCTACCCGATTTACATTATCATACATCGGGATAGACTTTTTATTTTCTGGCTTCCAAAATTTAGTAAATATGCCCATATACAAAGCAGGAGTGACAGCAAATTAATGCGGCCACTCCCATATATTTAGTGTTTTAGTCCATTAATACGGTTGCGTGCAACTTCACACGCTTGTAGTGACCCTACGTGTGCAAATATATATATTATTTAGACTAATTCCAAATAACAAACAGCATTTTTATGATTATTTTTTTGATTTTCTTTTTACTCTATCCGCTATACAACACAATACATACATTGCTTCATAGACATCTTTGCCGTCATAGTCCATTAGATTACGCATAAATAAGGACATTTTATTATCTCTCTTGAATTTAAAATCTCGAATTAGCCCCTTAAATGCTTCAATATAAGAAAGTTTCCCTGTATTTTCTTGCCTTGCCCACACATCACCTATTTCAGCCCTATAATCGCGTATATAATGAAGCATCGCCTGCGAAGTCTCAATGTTTACATCGGCACCAGCGACCAGCGCGGCGATTTCTTTGATGGGAATCAATTCTCCTATATACGCATCGTCCACATATATTGTATCATGTACAACATACGCTTTCGCATACAGAAAACGCCCATTAAGCAGTGGATGTATTTCTACAATTGGAATGCCGGAAAATGCGACTGTCGCAGCCTCATAGCTGTCATATTCAAAATCTCCGCGTTTTTCTACGGTTCCGGTAAGAGCATCTGCCCCATCATCATGTGCGTTTTTCCCGAACTTCCTAAAAGATTTTATCTCTGCATAAAATTCAGGAAAGAGCACTTCCCAACCTTCCGGCATATATGTAAGATTCATAACCTCAGCGGAGCGGGTAAATATTCGAACTTCCTTATTCCCCGACTGATGAAACCATTTTATTTCTGTTTCATTATTGCCCATTATCCGTGATTGTCGCTCTACGTTTCGGGCAAAACCACGTCCACCGTTATTACTTTCAATGTTAGCTATGGTTACTCTATCTTTGGCAAGCAAAGCTGCAACTTGCGGTTCCGTAACCTCCATAGGAGCGTCCGTATATAGTATGCTTAAAATAAAGTTGCCTATTTCTGTATCCACATAATCTATGGAACATAATCTGTCACCGCCCGTATCTGCGGTATCGGTATAATTTTTCCGAATGGCACGGTTGGTATATGGTATTTCCCTATAAGTCTTGAATGTACCGTACATGAGACCTTCTATAGGTGTAGGGTTCTGCATATATTGTGTTTCAAAGACGAATGGATTTATTCTATTGAGATTATGCAATTCATCCAATGTGTGTTTAAATTCCCACAAAGGAAATTCTTTCCCGTCCGCTTCTTTTTCTATGACCGGCAATGAAAGAACAGTCCATTGCCCTGGCTCTGTTTTCATAAGATAGCCGCACAAATCATTCTCATGCAGGCGCTGCATGATTATTACAATCGGGGTGTTTCGGCTGTTCACTCGGTTACGGATAGTAGTTTCAAAGCGTTGGTTAACCTTTTCCCTTTTCACGTCAGACAAAGCGTCCTCCGGCTTAATAGGGTCGTCTATGACAATGGCGCCGGAAAACCTTGCCCCCTTTAATATGCTATCTATTTCTTTTTCTGTTTCTTTATCATCTATATCGTCCACCTCTCCAGCGCCAAATCCCGTTATCTGTCCACCTGTTGATACCGCATATACACCACCGCCAGCAGTGGTACTCCACTTCTTTTTGCTGTCTGTGCCTCTCTTTATCTGGACATACGGGAACAGCTGTTGATACTCTTCTGATTTAACTATGTCTCTAATCTCTTCTGAATTATCGTGAGCCAAATCGTCAGAATATGAGAGATGGACAAACTTTGAGGAAGGGTTGAGTGCCAATCCGTATGATATAAAGTTCTTTACGGCTAATTCGGTCTTTCCATATCGTGGTGCAATATTGATTATCAGTTTTTGAATTTTTCCGGAAATAACATCATCCAACGCATTACATATGCGTTCATGGTGTCTGCTCACCACAAATTTGCGCCCTGTTTTACTTTTAAAGAAAAATTTTGTGTAATTGAGAACGCCCGACATACAAAATGCTTGTAGATACCGCACACCGTCCATCATAGCCTTTCTATCAGTTTCTTTGCTTCCTCGACACTTATGGGTTTGCTGGTATTCATCTCTATTTCGGTAGGCTCATCAAACCCAAGCATTTTACATATACGCTCAATAGCCTTTATCTTATCATAAAGTTCTATCTTCACATATTCAACATCTACAATTTCCGGAGCATCACTTGTTCCGATATTTTTTTTCAATATCTTGGTAGATATACTTTTTATTGCTGATTTCTCTTTGTCAGAGAGCTCATCAAATTCTTTACGCTCTATCCATGTGTTGTGCATGCTGGCAATGGATGAGAAAGCTATACCGGACAATTCTTGTAGAATGCGTTCTTTAGTTATATCCGATTTGTTTTTTTGTTCCTCCTGCAACTCTTTAACCCTTTGGGCTACATTTGGGTTAGACAACAATTTGCAAGATTCTTCCCACACTTGTTTGTCTCTCATCTTCTCGCACGAATAGGCACGACGATAAGCATCGGAAGCATTGCCGCTTTCGATGTAGTAGTTGCAAAAATTCTCTTGTTTGATTGTAAGTCCTTTCATGTCTTTTCGTTAGTATGGGAAGCATGCCACTTGACATGCTTTTGCAAACTTACATAAAAACCTTGGATTTTTATGCCAGTCCAATAAAAAACAAGACCACCTCCCTCTCTTTCGCCTTATT